CCCTACACGACGCTCTTCCGATCTCCGCATAGACACGGGGGACGCGGCGACCGACGAGGAGCGCGTCGCGGCCGAGCTGTCGCGGCAGAGCGCGAAGCTCCGCGCGACCCTCGGCCTGCCGCGCTACCGCTCCCTGGCGGGTGACGCCAGGGAGCTCGCCCGCGACCTGGTGACCGACGCGGCCCGCAAGAAGCTCGTGCAGCCGGCCTGCGCGCCCATGGGCGTGGAGGACCTCACCGGCGTCTCGCAGTCGAGCTTCACGGCCAACGGGTTCCAGGGGAGCTTCACCTACCAGAACCCGAGCGGAACGGCCTACTTCGACCGCTCGACGCTCGCCGCGCTCAAGAGACTGCTCGGGCGCGGCCAGCGCATCGGCACCGTGTGCCCGAGCTACGGGGGCAGGCCGTGATGGGCGAGGAGGTGACGGTGCTGTCGAGCAGGGAGACGGGCAGGGACGCCATGGGAGAGCCCACCGTCGAGTGGGAGGCCACCGTCGTCCCGGGGTGCCTCGTGCGGCCCCTGGCCGGCTCGGACGCGGGGGACGCCGTCCGGCCGGAAGGCATCGTGGCGAGCTACTCCATCGCGTTCCCCAAGACGTACGCGGGGCCGCCCCTCGCGCGCTGCCGCATCGCCCTGACGGGGCGCGGCATGCCCGCAGACCCCGATACCGCGCTGCTGGTGGTCGGCTACCCCGACATCACGGACCCCTGCCCCACGGCGTGGAACATGACGGCGACGGCGGGGAGGGCCCATGGCTGACAAGATCAAGTTCGGGCGCTTCGTCCACAGCGACGCGGGCGTCATCGCCGTCACGAAGGGCGCGGGAGTCCGCACCTGGGTGGCGGTCGAGACCGCCCGCCTCACGGCGAGGGCCAACGCCGCCGCGGCGTCGCACCACGTGCCGTCGGGTTACCGCAAGTCACTCGAGAAGCTCCACCCCGGGGCCTTCGACGGCGACCCCTACGTGGGCGTCGTCAAGTCGGGCTCCTACGACACCCTCGGCGTCGTCCGCGCCGCGACCCCGGCCGGCGCATTCGACCAGAACCGCAACCACACCCTCGACCACCTGCTCTAAGGAGGGAACGTGCCGAGACTCAACGTGATGGGCGAGCTCAGGGCGATCCTCGAGTCCGCTCTGGGCGATGTGCCCGTGAGGGTCAACGTGCCCGGGGAGCGACCGGGGACCGTCGCCGTGGTCCGCCGGTGCGGGGGCGCGCGGCAGGACGCCCTCATCGACTCGCCCCAGGTGGAGGTGCTCATGTGGGCCCCGACAGAGGCCAAGGCCGAGGAGCTCGCGGAGCTCGTGGGCGACGCGATGTCGCACCTGCCGTTCGCGCGGGGCTTCTGCGCCTGCGAGGAGCTCGAGATGCGGACCGACTACGACTACTTCGCCCGGTCCCCGCGCTGGTACGCGCTGTACCGACTGAAGACATACCAACCGAAAGAAGGATAAATGGCATCCAACAACGAGGAGGGCAAGATCGCCCTCGCCTCCGAGGGCGCGACCCCCGCAAACGACATCGACCCCTCGCTCGTCACCACCGGCTCGCCCGTCGAGGGCGGCTGCGTGTACACGAGCTTCAAGGCCAACCCGACGCTCCCGACCGACGCCGCGACCAAGATCTCCACGCTCACCGACCTCGTGTCGCTGGGCGACCTGTCGCCCGACGGCTTCACGGCCTCCAAGAGCGTGACGGTCAACGAGTTCAAGGGCTGGCACCAGTCCATCGTGCTCACCAAGGTCTCCGAGGAGAAACACCAGTACAAGATGGTCTTCATCGAGTCCGTCCGCTCCTCCGTCGCCAAGCTGCGCTACGGCGCCGGCAACGTCGAGACGAACGAGGACGGAACGTTCAGCCACATCAAGGTCATCGCCAACTCCGACGTGCGCGTCCCGCTCGTCATCGACGAGCTCGAGGACACGGGCAACCTGCGCCGCACCGTCATTCCGCGCGTCTCCATCGACTCCTACGACGACGTCGAGCACAAGCCCGGCGGCCTGGTCCAGTACGGCTTCACCTTCACGGTCATCAAGACCGCGGGCAAGCCGCTGTTCGACATCTACCGCGCAAAGCCCGCCGCGTAGGCGAAGGCGACATAACGAGACCGCCGCCCCGGCACTGCCGGGGCGGCCCTTTATCTGGGAGGAAAGATGAACAAGGATTACCTGGCAATGATGGACGAGGGCGAGCTCGAGGCGTACGCCAAGGTCCTCGGCTTCACGACCGCGGCCGCGCAGACGGCTGCTGACAAGGCGAAACTCATCGAGCAGAAGCGCGGCCGCTGCGCCGAGCTGACCGTTCTCGGCATCGCCATGAGCATCCCCGTCAAGCGCGCGCACGACCGCCGCTTCATCGATGCCATGAACAAGGAGGACCGCACGACCGAGGAGCTCGACGGGGCGTTCCGCTTCCTCCTCGGCGACGAGCAGTACGCGAGCCTCATGGAGGCCGTGACCGAGGACGACGGCACGCAGGACGACGACGCGCTGGGCTACGCATACAACAAGCTGCTCTACTCGGCCGAACTAAAAAACTTCTAGAGCTCGCCGACCTCGAGGAGCGCCACCTGCCCCTGCTCAGGCACGACTTCAGGGCCTACTACGGCTGCTGCTACGACGAGGTCGGCGCCGCCGAGGCGTACGACCTCGTGAGGACGCTGCCGGACGGGTCGCTCACCGTGGCGGCCCTCCACCCGGAGCGCAGCTGGACGCAGGAGCGGCATCTGGCGGCAGACATCGTGGACAGCGTCTACGCGGCGGCGACCGCCCTGTGCGGCGGCAGGGCATCGGACGCCCCGAGAACTCCCCGCCCACAGGATGTAGTGGCCGCCGGCGCCGCGGCAGAGCGCGCGGCGTCGGTGCGCGCCCGCATCGAGAACACCGAGTGGGCGGAGGTGACGGATGGCTGAGATCGGACGCGCGGACCTGCTGATCGTCCCCAGGTTCGACAACCTCACCAAGTCGGTCGAGTCCGCGCTCGGCAAGTGCGAGGGGCAGGCGAGCAAGTCCGGCTCAAGCCTCGGCAAGAGCACCGGCTCCGGGTTCGGGAAGGGGCTTGCCGGCTCCGGCGCGATGATAGGCGCCTTCTCGACGCTCACGTCGAAGGCCATGGACTCCATCTCGTCCCATGTCGGGTCGGCGATCAGCCGCTTCGACACGCTCAACAACTACCCGAAGGTCATGCAGTCCCTCGGGTACTCCGCCGATTCCGCCAACGCGTCTATCGGCAAGATGTCCGACCGCCTGTCGACCCTGCCCACCAGGCTCGACGACATGGTCTCGGTCGTCCAGGGCATCACCGCCACGGTCGGTGACCTCGACAGGGCCACCGACGTCGGCCTCGCGCTCAACGACATGCTCATCGCCTCGGGCAGCTCTACCCAGCTGTGCTCGGCGGCGATGGAGCAGTTCCGCCAGATCCTCTCCAAGGGCAAGCCCGAGATGGAGGACTGGCGCTCGCTGACGACGGCCGCACCGGGCCAGATGGACCAGCTGGCGAAATCCATGCTCGGCCCCACGGCGAACGCCAACGACCTGTACGCGGCGCTCGGCGGCGGGGGCAAGGACCCGACCATCACGCTCGACCAGCTCATGGACAAGATGGTCGAGCTCGACACGCAGGGCGGCGCGAGCTTCGCGTCCTTCAGGGACCAGGCCGAGACCGCGGCCGGCGGCGTCCAGACGAGCATCCAGAACATGTCGAACGCCGTCACGAAGGGCGTCACCGGCACGCTCGAGGCGGTCGGCAGGAACAACATCGCCGGGGTGCTCGACGACGCGAAGGGCGCCGTGAACGGCTTCTTCAAGGTCGTCAACGGCGGCGTCTCGGCGTCGATGCCGATGGTCAAGCAGCTCTACGGCGGCTTTAGGAGCCTGGCGCCCGAGATCGTCTCGGGGGCGGCGGGCATCGCGGCATGGCAGAAGGCGGTGCCCGTCCTCTCCGGCGTCGCGAGCGGCGTGGGCAAGGCCACCGAGGCCTTCAAGCTCGCCCGCGGGGGCGCCGGAACCTTTGCCGAGTCGCTCGAGGCGGTGGGCATCGGCTTCAACCCGGTCGCGATCGGCTGCACCGTCGCGGCCGCCGGCATCGGCATACTCATCGAGAAACAGGTCGAGTGGCAGGCCCGCACGGACGCGCTGAACAAGGCCACGACCGGCCTGGTCGACGCGGCCTCAAACACCGTGGC